ACATATTTGGCTGATCGGTTTGACATCAGACGTCTTTCACGTTTTGGAAAAGAGCTGTTTGAGTTCCTTTATATGGGTGGAGATGTTGATCCTGTTGTAAGTCTCGATGCGGTAGAAGAATACTTCCGCGCTAAACAAGACGGACAGAGCGTTGAATACCCACGTGGTTACAAACCTGAAAATGCATTGTGGCATCTGATTCTTGAAGATGTCATGAACAGTCCTGTGTATCACGTAATGCAACGACACTGTCTTGGTGATCACTTCAACTCAGGAAACAACGCAATCAACATATTGAATGAACTTGGTCAAGTAATTGAAAAGATGCTTGGCGAAGACACAGCTCTTACAGATGCTTTGGCTGAAAAAGAAGAGCAGCTTGAACAGATTCGCTCTCAGTTTGTTGATGCAATGCAACAAGGTGACAGCAAATCTGCAGCAGAGTTGAGAGCTAAAGGCAAGCAAATCGGTGAGGAGATGGAGGAGATCCTGAACGCTCTCCATAAAGGCAAGCAGGCGAGTATCCAGAAGGGTATTGAGAAAGCCCACGGAGATGCTGTTGACCAGCAAAACGCGATGTCGAAGCTGGCAGGTAATGGTGACGGTTTCGGTCACAAACTCGACAACATCGACGACAAGATAAAACTCGCCAAGAAACTTCAAAGCAGCAGGTATTTGAAACTTTTTATCGACCGTCTTGGTGCATTTAAAGCTGCATGGACTCAACGCAAAAGGGAAAGAACAGTCAAGTCCAATTACTCAAACATCGTCGGGGCAGAGCTTTCCAACAACATCACCAAAACATTTCCTTCAGAACTGGCGCTTGCTGCCACAGAAGAGGGTAAGGCTCTCTTTGCCCTGAAGTATTCGCAGAAAACAATGCTGTGCAAAGACTTCGAAGCTCAGAGTAAGAACGTCCAACAGGGACCTGTGGTCATGTACGTGGACGTGAGCGGGTCGATGCACGGCGATGATGAGCTGTGGTCTAAAGCTCTGACTTATTGCGTAGTTGAAGAATGCACTAATAACAACCGTCCGGTTTATGTGCGTCTATTTAACAGCACCATCGCAGACACAATCGACATCAAACCAAACACGAAAGACAGTGATGACATGTTGAAATTCATTATGAAGTGGGGCACCTCCGGTGGTACTTCTTTCAATCGCGTGATGGTTGATGCTCGTCACATGAAATCAGAAATGTCTAAGGCTGACATCCTCATCATCACTGACGGTGAGTGTGAGGTTGAAGACCGCTACGTGCGTGAGTTTAACAAGTTCAAAGCCACCAATAAAATCGATGTTCGAGGGTTCTGTATCGGAAAGAAATCAGAATCGATGGAAAAGTTCTGTGATGAAGTCGTTCTTGTAAATACTTCTAACGACTCAGAGATGTCTGATGTATTCCAGAAAGCAATCGGATGAAAACATGTATGCTTTAAATAGTTCTCACTTTCTAAAAGTGAATAGTCTTACAGAAAACTACCAGTGGATAAACGAACTTGGTAACAAGTATGGAGACTATGCGAGAGATAGTGAACTAAAAGGTTGGCTGACTATATGTTTGCTTAGTGAAGAGTTCGATGTAATGAGTATGTCCTTCGAAAGTTTTATCGTCACCTATGTTTCATCGTCTGAACTATTTAATGTTATTAATCTAAGCACAGAGGACGTTGTAGATAAAGAGAAGACAATACTGATTGATAAACACATTATTAAAAATTTTGGAGTGTCTAATCTCAAGGAACTACGTCAAAGCACTCTGTGCTCTACATGCGATATATGCACATTGATAGACGATATTGAGAGTGACATACGCGGTAGTTTTATTGTTGACGGAATGTTGAAGGACCGTAAGCTGACCAGCAGTTGAACTTTTTTTCAATGAATGTCCAATTCAATCTGAATGGAATCAGTTTGAAGCAATCTGAAGCTGAGACACTCCTTGCAACAGCGGGTGCTCCTTCGATCCAACTTGACATCAGCAAGTACTTGAGCAAGGGACAAGTAAGCGTCAAAAAGCTATTTGATCTCAGCATCGAAAAGCAACGTCCTGAACTAGCCGCCCTCGCAGCAAAGCTTGCTATTCAAGCTCCAGCACATCAACAGCAACAACCAGAACCGAAAAAACGGCAGCGTAGGAAGGGAATTCGACGCTTGCACGAAGTCGAAGCATCTGACGCTCCCGCCATTGAGTGCCTTGAATACCTTCTTACTCACAAGAAGCTGGGGTCAATCGGAGCTGCAATGATCATCGAAACAGTTGGTGTGGGTCGACCCACGACGCTTCGTGACATTGCAGTCATGCAAGTCAATAAAGCATGGAACAAGGGAATCACTGAACACTCGACGATCTTCAGAGGTTTCGAAGACGACGGTAAGTCTTTTATCCCCATCGTTACCCGAGCAGAGAAAGGAGGCATTACTTTCCACGCTTCACCTCTTTACAACTCTCTGCGAGATGGTCTGAAGTATCTCGTCAAGAACGGCTTGGCTGAGGCTACGGCAAAGACGACCTGGGGCTCAGATGATAAAGAGCTTACGGAGAACGAGAAACAACTCTGTCGAACGGTATATGAAGTGAAGCTCAGCAACAAAGGCAAGGAGCTTCATGAGATCTGGGGAGACGCTGAAAAGTTTATTTACTCTTACTGGGAAGAGCGGGTGGTCTGAAAAAAGCGGACTAACATTCAGGGGCTGCGACGGAAGCAGCCCTTTTTTAATGCCATGCAACTTCGCTACATCACCACGCGGGACCAGCTCGAAGAAGCCTTCACCGAGCTGTGGACAATTCCCAAACTTTGCTTGGATACGGAAACGACAGGATTAGACGCGAGAGTTTGTGACGTTCGTCTTCTACAGCTCTGTACTACCCAGGCAGATATAGAAGACCGTGTGGTTTATGTTATTGATTTATTTAAATGTAAAGACATTGATGGCTTGAAAGCGTTGATCGAATCACGCGAAATGATTCTCGGTCACAACCTGAACTTTGATTTACAGTTCTTACTTCAATTAGGTATCGACTTCAAACACAAAATATTTGACACATTTATAGCCGAACGTTGTCTTGTAGCTGGTTCTAAGGAAAAGAAAGTTTCTCCGAAAACTGAGAAGGTTTTCTTCGGGGAAGTTAGCTGTTCCCTCAAGGCAGTTGTTGATAGGAGATTGGATTTAGAAATCTCAAAAGAACAACAGGTTTCAGACTGGAGCAAGCTTGATTTAGATATCGAACAGATCGAATATGCAGCAAAAGACGTAGATATCCTCCCACAGGTTGCGAAGATTCAATTAGCTGAACTGGCTTCTGAAAACCTAGTCGAGGTCTACAGTTTAGAGAGTAAAGTCATACGACCAGTAGCGTTAATGTGTCACTATGGTTTCGGTGTTGATGTCAGTAAAGTAAGAGAGCTAAAAGCTAAGAAGCAGCAAGAGCTTGACAGAGCTACTAAATTGTTTTGTGAGTCTCTTGATAATCGACTTCCCGATGGATTCAAATTACCGAGACGAGATGACGGATCTATCGCCGTGGGAAAGAACGCTAAAAAGGAATTTAATCCTGGATCAAATATTCAATGCGTCAAATACTTCAACCAAATCGGCACTGCTTTACCAGTTGATGATCGAACAGGAAAGCAGACACTGTCGCAGGTAGCTCTCTCGGAGTTTGACAGCGAAGACGTCACACTAAATCTTCTTAGAAAAAGAACAAAAATTGAGACAGCTCTCGCTCATGTCGAGAAAATTATTGACAACATAAATCCCATATCAAACAGAATGCACAGTGGGTACAACACCTACGGAGCGAACAGCGGAAGGTTTACAAGCTCAGGATCCAAAAGAGTCACAGGCAAGAAGAAAAAAGAAACTTGGGGTATCAACATTCAGCAAGTACCAAGGGATAAAGAGTTTAGAGAGTGCTTCATACCCTCACCAGGCTACAAATTCATAATCGCTGATTACTCTCAAATCGAGTTACGTCTCGCAGCAGAGTTGGTAAATATCCCTCAGATGATCAACGCCTTCAACGAAGGACTAGATCTGCATAGTCTCACAGCGAGTCTTATTTATCACGTTGAGATCGATGAAGTTAAGAAGCAGCAGCGACAAATGGGTAAGACTCTCAACTTCGCTCTGCTCTACGGCATGGGGTTCAGGAAATATAAAACTTATAGTGCTCAATCAGGAAACATAATCACATTGAGTGAAGCAAAAACTGCTCACGCTGGTTTCCACAGGGCATATCCCCGACTAAGGGAGTGGCACAGAGAAAGGAGTGCCATGGTTGATGACGGTTGGACGTACGTAAGGACTCCTATTGGTCGAAGAAGATTGTTGAGTTATGACGATGCAACCATGAGTGCATGTGCAAACACCTTGATACAAGGTGCTGGTGCAGATATTTTAAAGATTGCGATTGCCAATCTCGGTAAACATGTAAGTAATAAGTTCAGGCCGATTGCCACGGTCCACGACGAACTGATCTTTGAAGCCCTGGAGGAAAAAGCAGAAGAGTATAAGGTGATACTGGAGACAGAAATGAAAGAGGCTGCCTTGTCGGTTCTCCGAAAGGTGCCAGTAAAATGCGATGCTAACGTTGCTGAATCCTGGGCCGAAAAGTAATGCTGACTGTATGGCTGCCTGACTCCAAAGGCAAAGAGGTGTTTACCGCTAAAACAGACAGCGGTTACGTCGGTTGCGTAGAAACTAACGAGTGCTTTTTGATGACAACCAAATTTTTTGACAAACCACTAGAAGCAGCGAACGCTGCAAGAAAACTAAAAAAACAAATGAAAGAAAAAGGTTCTTTGACAGCTACAGTACAAGTAAAAACTGTAAAAGATAAGACAAAATTAAAATCACCTGTAAAGTTAACAGGTCGGTTGTACACCCAGTACGACACTGAAGCTATGCCTTTGCTTAGTTTCCAGGAAATTTGGGTTCTTACACACCCGAAAGGGTATGTACGCGACTGTCTAAATCAACAAAAGAAACAACTTGTAGCTTTTACACCTGACAAGGAAAAAGCTAAACGATTTAGTACCCACGAAGAAGCTAGTAGGATTATGCGTACTTTAAAAGGTGTAGTTGGTCCAGGTTTTAATCTCACGCGTTTTTACATTAAGTCAGAAGCAAGTTAGAATTACTGGGAGTAGTTAAAGTTGCCAGGCTAATTGTCATGAAGTTCGCGCCAGGTACTGATCCTAAAAAAGCGCAAGAGGCGCTGATAGCTGCTGGTTACCCAGCTCCGCGAACACCTTCAGCAGCAACTGCGGCAGCATCTTCGCCGTCTCCTACTCCGGCAGCTAATTCCCCCGCAACCCCGGTTCCAACTAAACCCCCACGGCGTGGTGGTGGTGGTCGTCGTGGTGGTCGTCGTGAAGGACGTCGTCAGGCTGGGATGAACTTTGGCTTAATGCCTACCGAGGTAATTGAGCAGACTCGTGGGCGCGGATATGGTTTAAGTTATATGCCGCAACAGCGGACTGCTAAGCAGGTCAAATTTGGAGGTGGTGGCCCACAGAACGTCATCAACTTCAACCCGATTTTGTCACAACAGGCCAATCCAAATATCAGGATTGGTGTAGGTGGCGCTGAGCAAACTGCAAGCCCTCAGTTCACTGCTTCACCAGTGTATTCAGGCGGTGGCGGCGGTGGCGGCGGTGGTGGTGGTTATAATCCTGCGCCGTTGCCGGAAGTTACTCCTCCTCCTCGGGATGAAATTGTAATAAATCCCGACGGGCCTACTAAGCCTGGTAAACCCAAAAACAACTACAGGCGCTTGATGGAGCGCTACATGCGCCGCTTTGACCGCACGGCCCACGGTGCTGGTTCTAAGAGAGGAACAGACCGTTTCAGTGCGAAAGATATTCGCATGATGACGGCGGCGGGCAAAAAGTTTGGTGGTTCAGCGAAACAAGTCGCAAGGGACGTTTTAGATTACGCTCGCGACTTCCGGGGTAAAACTAAAATGGGTGGGTCGTCCCGTAAGGCCCTTGATAAACTCCAAGCGGTTCTCGGCAAGCGCCGCTCAGCAGAGAAAAAAGCTAAATCAAAAGCTGCAAAGGCACAACGTCGAAAAGAATCAAAACGGTCTAAGAAAAAGTCTCGGGCAAAGGCTAAAGCTAAAGCTAAAGCGTTCTCAAGGTCGCGCAAACCAAGCTCTCGGCGCGGCGGTAGTAAGAAACGCGGTGGTAAACGTCGCGGTGGAAAGCGCGGAAAGCGTCGTTGATCTAAGAGGTAAAGGATTATGAAAAACTTTTTAGCTGAGCTGAAGTTCTGGATTAATCTCTACCGAATAGTTAAGCGAATGGATGCTGAGGAGAGAAAAAATCTCCTCAGCTTTCCATCAAACGATGTTTACTGAGAACTACCAAGTCTCGTTCACTCGTTGTGACAAAACAATAAAGCTTGCAGTAACAGCGCAAGACGCAGCCCACGCGCAGGCTCAAGCTTTAGACATAACAAGAAGTCTCGAAGCAGATAAGTTCGAGCTGGGTTACGGTGCGTGTAAAAACAATTATTTAAGTGACCTTTACAGAAAGCTGGCGTACAACGACTTCAGCCATGAACATTGTTATGAATGGGAAAGTTCTTTAACTAACGGTGTGCCCTCTGTTTATGGGTTAGGAAAAAGGTATTATGTGCGACCTTTAATACTAGGTTATTTAGACATTCAAAAAGATCAAATTGTGAAAAACACATGCGGTAACAACAAGTGCATCAACCCATACCATAATCATTACATGCATTTCAGAAATTCAAAATTGGGTGGCGGGGACCTGCAGATCGCTCTAGCATTCCGGAGCCAAGGCGTTTCTGTTTCGCAGATCGCCAAGGTACTCAAAGTCCACCGCTCAACGATTTACAGAGCCCTAAAAAATGAACGTCTTCTTATTGGGGATAAGGGTCACCGACAAGGCGATCCTTGAGGACGGCAAAGCTAACGTCATTGCTGAAGCTCTGCCCTCTTCGAACAAACGTGTAACAACCAAAGTCCAGCTAATCCAAAAAGCCGATCACTATGTCGGCAAACTTCTCCAAACTCTCGAAGAGAAGCAAGAAGTTCTAGCCTTAGGTCCTGTAAAACCCACGCCGGACGGTGTGTTGGTCATGCAGCCAATGCTCGTAATCAGCAAGGAAAACTTCTCTGACCTTCTTGCAGTGAATGCTTTCATGGCATGCGGAGGTCTGGGACCTAAGTCTCAGGAAAATGAAGTAGGGGAGTCGACCGTCACTAATCGCTCGATTGCGTGGCAAGTCCCTGGTGAATCTGAAACTAACTGGTTCAAGCTCACCGCCTGGAATGAACTCTCAACTCAACTCGCAGAACTCCCCAACGGCACTCCGACTATTGCAGTCGGTCGTGTAAGCACAAGCGAAAAAGAAAACAAACAGTACCTCAACTACCAAGCTGACCAAATCCTTTATCTTCCTAAGGGCACGAAGTCCGCGCCCAAGAAAGCTGCCGATCCCGAAAAAGGGCAAGTTGCAGCAGCGGCTCTCGGTTCAATCGACTTTAATCTCTGATCATGGTATTCATCGCAGGCAAGTTTGCGGCAGATGAAATTCTCTGCCAAGTCCCTCCGCACACTCTCCGAATCGATCTGCAACAACGCAGGTGGAAGAGTGATAACGATCCCGATCAAGCCATCACGGACTCGAACGACAATGGGATCCCTATCGAGTTTATTCTCCTCGGGTTTACTCCCTTTTACGGAAACCTTGGAATGCGTTCCCACGAGGAGTTTATTCGCATTGCATACATTGGTGTTTCTCCTTCGCACCGTTTGCTTCCTCCTCGATGTGTTTCAACTAGCGTTATATCCGGTAAGAGTAGTCAAAAGAATTTCATCTCATATTTCCAAACTCTTTACAACAACCGCATCAACGTCGCGGAAGTTGTGACTGCAACTAAATTTGTGCAGCGCAGCTTTACCCAAACCGATCCGGTTTCGGGGGCTGACGTCGGTAAAGTCAATTACAATGTCCTGGAGTTCTCTGATCGTCCGGTCAGTGGCGATGAAGAAGAGAGCCTCGTCAAAGACATTGCATCTTGGCTTTCCGGGGAAGGAGGAGAGCTGGTATCAGCTTCACTTCGTAGTCATATCTCCGGTGCGAATCTGGTTGAGTTACCTCTCGGGACTGACCACGAGGAGATTAAAAATGCTTTTAACGAAGCTCATCCAAAGCTCGAAGGTTCTAAGGCGCAAGGTCTTAGCGCTCTTCCTGCTGGAGCGGGCGAACCTAAAGCGGCTCCTCCAGAACCTAAGTCAGACAAACCTAAGGAATTGACTAAGGAACAGAAGGAGTTGCTCAAATCAGCCGGTTTAGAAGTATGATCTGACCGGGCGTCGGCCCTTCTGATGCATGGGGTTTTGAGACGGGTGCTGTAACACCCGTCTTTTTATTTGCCTAGAAGTTTTGCTATCGACGGAAGAGGATAACCCTCGGAAGATACATACCTAGCAAGCTCTTTGAACAGTTGCTTCTGAACTAAATAATTTGCGTGAAGAAGATCTATAATTTCATGTAACTCATCTACGTCTCTCAGCTGTCTTGTTTTATTCATGAATTTATGGTGGTAGAACTCTGATTCCACGGCCATATAATCCCTTAAGCGACCGACAAGATCTTCAGATTCCATGAGCTTTTATCAGGTCCCTCAACAGATTTTAAACCCGGTCTTCGATCTTAAAATCTTAAGCGGAAAAATTGTATTACCGACTGACCTCGAACAAGGTCTTGCTAAGCAGTTGATTTGTGCGGGTTACGACGATCTCGTGAGCGCAGACGATTACTCCAACCACATCGATAGATCCTGGTGGCAAAGTCTTCCTCCTTTTGACTGGACAATCGCCATCACACAAGGCATGGGTGAGTCCATCGACTGGATTCTTGAGCCAGGCTACGAGCTTTCAAAAAAGGGTTTAATCGTTCTCGACAGGATTACTTTCCTGGAACCAACAAGGAAAAGGTTTAACTTTCTTCAGAAACGACCTTTAAGCAACCTAGTAATTTTAAACCCAAGACCTGAATTTCGTGCGGACCAGAGAAAGTCAAAAGACTCTGTGACTTCTGCGTGGTTTGTATACAACAAAGAAAGTTCGGCTTCGAAAGATACAAATATAAACTTCGATGTAAACTGGCAGCGACCGCAACCTTTTTCTGAAAGTGAAAGGACGCCTACAACTTCTGCTAACGCAGTATATTGAGGAGCAGCAGAAGACTAATAAAGCACTTGAAAAAATTGCTGCGCTTCTTATTAGCCACCAACTTCTTCAAGAGTGCATCGACCACGCGGGTCAACCTCGCGAAGCAGACGTTGTTGCCGAGTTAGTGGCTGATTCTTTTTCTGCTGGCCTTTGTTTATTAAACGAACTTGAGCAGAGGAACAAAGAATTCGATTACCAGAAGTCAGAGTTCTTTGTTGACACAGACTCAAACGTAAGCGAGAACGACTCACTCGAATCATTTTGAAGCATGTCAGACACTAGGAAAACAATTAACGGGCTACGTCATTACCTGTGTCCTGGTGTACCTGACTATCTTCCTTCTGTAACGTCGATACTGAGTGCGACACAGTCTGCCAAGACTCAACAAAAACTTGCTCACTGGAACATCATGAATCCAGGTGCTGCTGATGAAGCAGCTGAGCGAGGAAGTTTCATCCACAACAGCGTCGAGAATCACCTTCGAGGGCTTCGAGTCGTTCCTCCTGAAAAATATGAGCCTTTTTGGCGAGGGGTTCCAGAGTGCGTAGATAACTTGCTCGACGGAGGTCGAGTGCTTTGGTCTGAACGACCGTTCAACCAACCGAGCTGGTCAAAGTATGTCGGTGACGATGGTGTAGGAAGAATCTTTTATTACGATCAAAGTAACAAGCAAGGTTACGCTGGTTGCTGTGATCTTATTTATATGGACAATAATGCTGAAATCATTCTCGCGGACTTTAAAACAAGCGCTGGTCCTTACAGTACAAAGTTCCCTAACAAGAAAACTGAAGTTGACGAAAAAACGAAAAAAGCACTTATCTCAGGAGTATTCAAAGCAAGAAAGACAAGGCTACAACTAGCTGCTTATAAACTTGCAGCGGAAACATGCCTAGGAATTAAAATTAACAAGACCCAGATAATCGTTAGCACACCATTAGAACAATACCAAACTCAGGTTTTTACATTCGGTGAGACTGAGGTTGCAAAAGACGAAGAGAACTGGCTTGCGTTAGTAGACAAGTACTACACAGAGGTCTTCCCGAAACACTGCTGACAAAGCAGAATTAAAACTAAATTAAATGGGTGCAGGAACGCCCTGGATACGGCAGACTACTGTCACGACAAGCACTCCAATGAATTTCATTTGCTCAATCAACTCCAAAGTAGCCTATGCACTCAACAAGAGCACAGGCAAGATTGAAGCAGGTGGTGATTTCAGTGCGTTTAACTCTGGTTGGCAACAAAAAAATATTCCTATTGGCGAGATAGCTAACGAAGTCGGTAAGTCACACGGTCTTTGCGCTTGGCATCTTATTGACGGTAAAAGAGAAAAGAACAACACCACGCCTATCCAAGCTGGCTTGGTCATCATCGATATTGATAATCAAGCAGACCATAAAGACGAAAAAGGAAATAAAGTTCAAAAACAAGAACTCACCTGGCAGCAAGCAGAGCAATTAGAAATCTGTCAAAAATATCTTTCTCTTGCTTACAACTCACCTTCAACTTCAGATGGTTGGCCTCGGTTCCGTCTCGTATTTGGTTTAGAAAAACCAATTACAGATCCTGAGTTTTATCAGTGGTTTGTAAGAGCTATTGCAAAAGATATCCCTGGTTCAGATATCAGAGCCACGCAAGCGGTCAATCTTTTTTATGGAGCTAAAAGTCAATCAGAAATTCTCTCAATAACAGATAAATTTATACCCTCTGAAAAGATCACCAAGGCGCATAAACATTTCCTTTCTCTTCCAAAAGAAAACAAGGGAGATAAAGGTGACGTATCTCAAGCGCTCCGTGATATCAACGTTGCATCCGACACTGGAACCGACCTGACAAGGCTTTTGTCTAAGTCAGTTCGCGACATGCTCGACGGCGAACCAGTTGATGATAGATCGCTCGCGGTTACAAGAGCGATCAAAGAGATCCTTGGTTGGAGGAACTGGCTCCATGAAAATAATATCACTGTAAACGTCTCACCATTGACAGTAGCACATGATGTGTTCTATGCTGTCTACCAGTACCCGGCGGAGGTGGACGGAAAATTTTCGCGGATCATCGACAGCATCCGTGACGTTGACTCAGTGATGCCTTCGGTCATGATGGCATCAGAACACCGAGAACTGGCTGCTTGGCAACGTCTTAAAAAATGCGACAACAAGACTTTCGAGAAAGTCGCAACCGCAGAAACCAAAGCCAGTCTCACCAAAACAAAACCAAAACCGAAAAACTCGATTCTTAATATCGAAGATTTTTCAACTGACGTCTCCTCTGCCACAGCGGTAGAAGACTCAACATCAACACCGACATCAAATCAAAAAATGAGTACTCCTCAAACCCCAGCCCAGCTGGTCAACCTGGCTAACGCTCAGCAGCAGCAACGTGCGTTCGCAGAAAACGACGTAGCTGAGCTGATCGCCACCAACCAAGGTGACGATTACCTGTACGACAGTACACACGATAATTTCTACACCTACGACTCTGATCTGGGTACTTGGTATGTGCAGGATGAAATGCACATCAAAAGACGGATCGTCAAAGCTCTTGATACTTTTGTGGCAGCGGGTGTTCTGCCCAAATACCAGTCCTCGACTGTCAACAGCGTCTATGCGATGCTTCAGGCGAGGATGCTTAAGTCACTCGACGGTGGTCGCACTAGCGTTTTCTCGACTGGTAAAAGGTATATTCCCTTTGCCAATGGCGCTCTCAACAGCGACACGTTCGAGTTCGAAGAGGGTAAAAACAAAGATCTCTATTTCCGCAGCCGTCTTTTCTACGACTGGAACGAAAACGCAAGCTGCCCGAAGTTTCTCCAATGGATGAAAGATTCTCTTCGTCCTAACCAAGAGAAACTTATCCAAGCATTCTGTCGTGCGCTTCTCACTGGCTACACATCTGGAGAGCGTTTCCTCCACTTAGTTGGTCCTGGTGGTACGGGTAAATCAACGATGCAGCAGTTGATGATCGCTCTTGCTGGCTTTGGGAGCACCCACACGTCGAGCCTTGAGCTTATTGAAATGAATAAGTTCGAGACCTACAACCTTATCGGCAAACGTCTCCTGCTTCTCACTGACGAATCTAACTACAACAAGCGCATGGACGTTCTTAAAAAGCTAACGTCCGCATCTGACACACTTCGTGCTGAAAGAAAATACGGCAAAGAAATCATCAGTTTTAAACCGGAGTGTCTTGTGTGTATTGCCTCCAACGAACACATCAGTTCCAACGACTCAACAAGTGGTCTTGAACGACGTCGTTTGACGATCATCATGGATAAGGTCGTTGCTCCCAGTAAGAGACGTCAACTTCTCGACGTTTATGACGACCGCCTCGAAGGAGAGTTTGCTGAAGAGATGTCAGGCATTGTGAGCTGGGCTCTCGATATGACGTACGAAGAGATGAGAGACACGCTTGCAAACCCTGTTAAGCATGCTCCTTCACTCGCACGTACTAACATCGACGCTCTCGTTTTCAACAACCCTTACGTTTCTTGGATGGCTGAGTGCTGTCTTTATGCGCCTAACTACTCCACGCTGATTGGTCGTGGTGCAGCTCGTCCCAGCACTGATGAATCGGAAAAGGGTATGTACGTCAAGAATGCGTACTCAGAACTCTTCGCGAGCTATGCGAACTACTGCAAAGCCTGTGGTTATAAACCTGCTGCCAAGCCTCGATTCGTAGAAAGAACTATGGAAACCTTGAATAATATCTTGAAGCTTCCAAACTGCTCTACAACTACTCTTAAGGGTCTCCCTGCAATCAAAGGTTTACGACTGAAGCCATATGACTTAAGCTCTGATCGCGCTTCTCACGGACCTGATCGACTCCCAAACCCTGTGGAGTTTGCTCAAGAGCCCGATTTTGAGAAGTGGGAAACTTCCTTCCAAAAACATGACACCGTTGATTAATTTCTACTCTGCCACACTCGCTCTTGGAGGCGCGGTCAGTCTTGCTGTTGGTTTTACTTCTCCTAGCTTTGTTGGTGCTCCTCTCGCTTTTGTTGGGGGTGGGTTAGCTGGGGCTGCTGTTATTGAAAAGCGTCGTTACGAGGAAGAAGAAGATTTAACGACCGCCGGTCGAGTGACTGGTGCTTTCAGGGTTCTTTACGAGCGGAATCGAGGCATTGTCAGCCCTACTGAGTTAGCTATCTACGCTGACATCGAAGAAGAAGTCTCGTTTGACTACTTGGAATCACTTTCCGAAGATACTAAGGGCCAAGTTGTACAGGACCCTAAGACCGGTCAGACCATCTTCTCTTTCCCCCACAGCGCGAACGTTTTAGACGAGCTTTCAAAGAACGCTCAAGACTGGGCTCAATCTCAAGTCCAAGCTCAAAGCCAGCAGAGTGAAATGCTCGCAAGGCAGCTCGATGAAGCTAATCAAATTATTCGTGCCGCTCAGATGGCGCAGGCCACTGCTCCTCGCCAGACTGTCAACAGGGTTACGAATGATGATTTATGGGCTCAGGGGGAGTAAAGACTGAAGTCGATTTTGTAGACGAAGATATCTATAAAGTAACAGCTGAGATGGATGGCATTAGTGCGTACACTTTTTGTTCGAGCATGCACCTTGTTGACGATAAAGTAAAACAACTTACTTTATGTATACAAGAACAGGCTCGAAAAGCTTATCTGGAAGGTTTCG